ATCCGCACGGAAGGGACAGAACCCCCCCTCCCTTTTCTTCAAAGGCTTTAATTCCAGCTGCAAAGGCTTCGTTTTGTCGTGTCGCGTCTCGTAGGCGTCCAGTGAAAACAATCCCAGGAGCCCGAGCGTGATCAGGACGTACGTCCCTGGCGGGCGGCCCGAACCTCCCGCTGCCATAATAACGGGGAACGACCAGAGTCGAAGACTCTGTGCGGCCGGAGGCCTGTTTGATAACCCTGAAGACCTTGAAGGAGGGACCGAACCCGGGCCCGGAAGACCCAAGAGCATTCGTCTGTGGCTTGACAGTGAGTTCCCGCTTTATTTCAGGGGAATCTTCCGGATGAATATAGCCGTTTCTGGTCAGCAGGGAACCGGAGGTTCCCGTCGGTGAATTCATTCACCTCTCTTACCCTAAGAGTCGGTAATTTCTCTAAAGCTCACGAGTATCCAGTGGTTGACCCCATCCCATAACTTCTTTTCAATTTCAATTTCAATTTGATCACCCTTTTGAAGCTCCTGAACCGTTTTCAGACCTTCACACGAACACATGACCCGGCCGTACCGGAAGGGAACCTTAAGGCGGACGAGAGAACCTTGGTTCTCGAGGCGGACCTCCATGTACTTGCGTCCGTCCCAGTCGTAGTATGGGGTATGGACAGTGGCTTTCATATGTTTGAAATAAATTTGTTACTTTATGTAAAGAGATGGCTTATAACCCATCAGGAAATTATCAACTCGTAAAAAGTGGTGTATGGGCTGATAGGCGGCAAAAACTGAAGAACCCAGTAGTGAATAATTTAACCCAGTGTATGGCCATATGTGACACCGACTCGGCATGTGATGGTTTTTTTTATGATTCAAAAAGTCGGGGATGTGAAACGGGCGCCGGAACAAACTTTACTTCACTTCATACCGGCAATCCCGAGTTTCAAGTGTATCGCAAAATAAAGCAGCAGCCTATTGGTAACGGTAAATACGAAGGTAAACAGTTACAGACGAGTGGCCCAGCAACATCCTTATTTTCAGTACAACAGGGTGCCCGTCAGGCGATGGCACCTAACAAGGGCAAAGGGAGTTGCGGAGGTTTTAATGGGTTTGGTGGATGGAAAGGGTGGGGAAACGGTTTCGGCCCAACAATGCCCAATGGCAACTGTCCAGAATCTTTTGACCTTTCAATGTGCCCTATAAATCTCGGGACTCCGAAAACGGGAACGTACTCGACGTCAACAGGGGTTGCGGGCAATTTCGATACTGGAGAATTATACGTAAAATGCCAGTACGATTCACTCGATTGGTCAAAACTTATAACAAACGGGTCATTCAATGATAATACAGGTCGTCAGCTCCTGACTGATTCGGCATGGACACAAGCGAAAAATGATTACTGTGTAAACTGGAGCAACATTGATAAAACGGAATGTGTTGCTTGGTTACAGCCTGGTAACGCCGGGTCTCGTTCATATAATACAGTGAAGATGGGTCTCTGTACGCCACCTAATGTTCCAGACTGGACAGCCGATACTCGGTGCGTCAACGCAATTAATCAGGTTTTCAAAACAGGCTCCGATAGTGAGAAGAACATGGCGAATCAAATGATTAACCTTGCTTGTGGAACAAAACCCAGTTCTCCGGCGTGTGCTTGCTATAACGCGACGAACCGTTCAGTTGATCAGTGTCTCGCGTCACCTACTCTTCCAGGGTGTAAATCTATTGCAGACAAAGTGGGAAAGTATAAAACACTTGGTGCGACATTCTTGACATCGGCTCTCAAGCCTTTTTGTGCATGTGATGAGTGTACGGTTGCAAAGACGGGAAGTTCAGGTACGGTCATTTCTCAGCCCGCGGCGGATCAGCCAGGTTTGTGTACCGACAAAATTAACGCGTGTTTTTCGCAAATGACAATCGGTCAAATGTCCGGTGGTACTCTCAATACAGGATGTACTATTCAGGACATCAACCCACCACCACCTCCTCCTCCGCCCCCACCCCCACCTCCCCCAGGTGCTCCACCAACTGCTCCAAAGACGCCACCGCCACCCCCGCCTCCTCCACCGCCACCCCCGGGAACGCCACCGCCACCCCCGGGAACGCCACCGCCACCCCCGGGAACGCCTCCTCCAGCTGGTGCGCCGCCCGCCGCGTCTGGTCTTTTGTGGCCAAGCACCGCCATTCCAGGCGTGGACACGAAAGAAAAGCAGATTGGTTTAATAGCCTTTTTGATTTGTTTATGCTGCTGCTGTTTAGGACTCGTCGTATTTGCGATGTCCGGTTAGAACTTGCCCGCACGCGCCTTGGCCACACTGGCACCGGCATTGGCGGCAGTGCGAGTAGCGTCCTGACCAGCTGGACTCATCAGGAAAATGAGAGCACCGCAGCAAATTACACATAGAATTGCTGCGATGATCCCCCAAATACCAGTGAGGCCTTGGAAAATAGAAGCAATCACGTCCTCGAGACCGCTTGACTTGGCGGTAGAAGCCTGTGTGACACCAACAGACGTTGTGTTTGTTGCGTCAAGTTTCTGAAGATCTGTAGTAATACTCTTCACAATAGCCTGTGCCACTAGATCACTTTGAATGTTCTGAGATGCGTTCAGTTTTGAAGAGTTTGTAGCACCTGGGCCGTCGCCACACTCTCCAATTTTAAGGGTCTTGGTGTTTTTGTTAAAGACCGAAGCAAATGCATCCGACTTTTGCTTGTCTGTGATGTTAGTTTCGACTATGTTAGAAACACTGTTTTTATAGTTTTGAACGGTCGTAGCAGTTGCAGGGGCCGTTGCAAAGAAACCAGTCTTTGCCTGGGCCGCCTGATCAATTTGTGCGTTAGCTGCATTTTTTATAGTGTTTTGAAGATCCTTCGTCGATACGGAATCAATAGACGCAAGAGCTTTTACTGAAGACTTTATATTTTGAGACGCATCAATATCACAACCTCCCATTACTTTTCCAATTTCTATTTGCATATCGTTAATGTTCACAGCTGATGCCGTAGCAGACGAAGCCTTTTCACTCAGGAAATTAGACACTGACTTGTTCAGAGTAGATATATCTATAGTCGAACTGGATGAAGACTTTGACCCACAGTCTCCGACGAGACCAGCCAAACAAAAACCCTCCTGCTTGGGCATGAATGGGAGTGGTTCCATATTATCATAAACAAGTAAAAAAATTAATCCTTTGTGCAGAGCGTGTCCGTGAAACGTGACCACCCCGCCCCGTACTTCTGAACACAATCTTCATCAACGGTCTTGCCCAGGATAGAACCGGAAGGTAATTGGGCAGCTGGAGGTAACACAGCAGTAGTGGTCGATGGACTGGGGGCTGGCGACGCCATCTCATCGGCAAAGCTCATCCGTGGGAACAAGAGCCAAAGGATCACGAGGGACAGGATGACGATTATCACAGTCTTGATATCGAACTTCATTTACAAGTACCTGAGAGAATTTTTACTTTACTTTTTCAACTTTCAGGGAAGATATAACATTACCCCAGTTACCATTTGGGTCTTTTACCTTAAGAAGACAACTAAAGTCGGTTACCATTTCCAACTCGTCTCCTGTAAAGTTGCCGCCTCTGTAAGCAGTAACCTTGAAACCTTTGGGAATTTTTACAGAGTTTATTCTTCTGTTATAGTTTTTACCATTAACTATAAACTTTGCCAAGTCGGGTATAACCGCGTCCTGAACAGTAAATGAGTCGCCCTTGTAGTCACATTCAGTGTAAAACGCCACCTGAGGACCAGGAGCAGACGGAGCGCTCGTTGCTATCTTCTGACCCATTGCGTCAGCGGATTTGGCACCTACTGGTACAGGAGCTTCCTTCACGTTCTTGTTCTTCTGAGCAAGCCAGTTCTGAACCTTATTTTGAAGATCTTGAGGTGGTGATGGTTGAGCTCCAGGTGGCGTACAAAGTTGACATGATACACTCGGATTCTGATTTTTAGGGTCGGCAATTGTCCCTTGGGGACACTGACCACCACGTGGGGTTGTCTTGAGGCCAAAACCTTTGACAAAGTCCATGTACTCTGCGACAAAAGGGAAGTCGTTTCCAAAATTTATATTCAGAATATTTGTGATACAATTGGTGTCGAAACCATCCCCCTGTACCGCAGCGGCCGAATCGGTGACTTTGCCGGCAATGGGTACAGGGGAAGATGACTGGACTATTGGAGGAGGTGGCGGTTGGGTAACTGGAGGGGGTGGGGGGGTGACGGTGGCAGGAGGCGTTGGCGCTGGTCGCGTAGCCATGACCACACCAACAATGATACCAATTATCACTAATATCACTATAACAATCACGGCAATTGGCGGGCCACCCTTGGGTGCGTTGACCGGGGTGATGTTACCGTTGATGGAATTCATCTATAATTTAAACTCGGATATTATTTCAAGTCTGACACTGACTCTTGCAGTAAGATTGGCCACCCGGATAACTTCCTACCCACTCGGCTCCTTTGTAAAGGGTACAAGAATTGCCCACTCGGTCAAAATGGGTGCATTCAGGTTTGCCATCACACGAGGCTTTACAAACGTCCAGGGACCCACCGGCGGTGCCTATCATTTTACTAGTTCTAGCCGGGTCGGCAAGATATGCGATTGCGTTTTGCTTGACATTATAGGCTGCTGGGGGAGGGGGAGACTCTGCCTTTTTCATCTTATCCACCGCTGCAATTCCCTCGGCGGTTTTGGTAATTTCCACCTTCTTACCCGCATCGCGTTGTGCCTGTGCCAATTGCTCGTTCGTGAGTTTAGGTTCGGCGTATCTCATATCCGCCTGCGCCTGTTTAGCAGCCAACATCTGGTCGGGCGTCATGGCCACGGCTGAACCGGCCACTTCTCTACCCACTGGAGGAGGTGGAGTGACGGCTGGAGGTGGAGGAGGCATAGTACCGGCCTTGGGTGGCGTGACGGCTGGAGGTGTGACTGCGGCTGGAGGAGGAGGGATGGTGGCTGGAAGCGCCGCCGCCTCTGGCTTGGACCGAGTCGCCATGACAACACCGACAACGATACCAATTATCACCAATATCACTATAACAATAACGGCAATTGGTGGGCCACCCTTGGGTGCGTTGACCGGGGCGACGTTACCGTTGAGGGAATTTAAATTCAGACTCATTTATAATTTAAACTCGGAAATTAATTCATCTAAATTACGATAGTACCGTGCAAGATCCTTTTTGAATCGCGCATCCTGCTTGGCCTTGGTCTTTACCAAATAAGCAAGATTCGCCTTGGAGTACTTTGTCCGCGTCTGGTTTTCCGTGGGCTTGCGTGGTGATGCCTTTTTCTCCTTTACAGGCTGGGTGGCGTCTTCTACAGGTCTTTTGTCGATAAATGATAGGGCTTGCATCACAGAATCCGAAAGATCGTCTTTTTTCTTGTGCGCGTCAAAGAACGCGACGAGCTCCTTGTTCGGGCCATCACCCGCAATGAACTTCCGGGCGCGCTCGATGCTCGTCTTTTTGCGTTGTGCGTACCGAGCCTTTCCGGCGCCCGCGACGTCCGGGATCTTGTGACGGGCGTCCCAGATGACCACGGACCGCCCGGGATCTTTCACGAGAAAATACGTGTGAAGCAAGTTCTCGACGGCTTTCATACCACGGTTCCTGTCGGGCTGCTTTTCTATGATGACCGTGGTCGCCCCAAGGACCCACGGCTTTTCGTTGAGGTGCCGGACCAGACACGGAAATATCCCG